CGGTTCCCGGTTCCGAGCGCGCGTCCTCCACTCCAATACCGGGACAATCGGGAGTACGCAATGTCAACAACCGCATTCGATATGGATGCCTGGATCGATGGTGGGCTGCCGAGCTCCGAGTCGTTCGAGGTGCTCGCCAAGGCTGGACTCCGGGGTCGTATCCAGGCGCTGGACATCGAGCTCAAGGAGCTGGCAGAAAAGGATGCCCCTCGGGCGCGGACGCTCGCCCGCGAGCTGGAGAAGCTCCGCGAGGAGATGGACGCGTCCCGTCTGGTCTTCACCGTCACGGCGCTGGCTGAGGACCGCAACCGCGAGCTGATGGAGAAGATGAAAGAGGACGGGGACCAGGAGGCGTACACCTACCAGGTCCTCAGCGAGCAGCTCGAACCGAAGATCACCCCCGAGCAGATCAAGCGGCTGGCCACCAAGATCGGTCCGGGCTACTTCGCCCAGACGTTTCTCGCCAGCTCGCAGCGAGTCCAGCAAGGGTTGGGCGTCACGGTCCCTTTCTCGTCGACCGCCTTCTCGATCCTGAACACTTAGGACTTCGACGTGAGCTCCGGACAGCCGAGCGGTACGGAATCCCCTTGTCAGTGGGGCGTGGTCGCCGGACTCCCGGGTCGCGGTGGACCGAGAAGGACTGGCTGCTGGCTCAGGCGCATGTCGCGTACGTGGAGTCGCTCTGCCCTCGCTGCGGGCAGCCAAAGCATCTATCGATGGACCCCGAGCACGAGCGAGGACCAGGACACGCCAAGCGATTCGTGGCGGTCGATATGAGGTGCCACTCCTGTACCGAGATCGAGCGGCACGCCGACAACTTCACCGACAGCCCCCAGCCTGGGGCGCTCCAGTTCTACACCGAACTGATCGACGTGAAGGCAGCCCGTAGGCTTGAGGCTGAACGACGTGCCCTGATGACGGACTGAGAGGACGCCTGTGCCCCCCAACGCCAGGACCGTAACGGTCACCGTCAAGGCTGCCATCCAGGACTACGTCGGCAACATGAAGACGGCGTCCAACGCCACCGACGACTTCGCCAAGAAGGGGCAGGCGTCAGCAGCGTCCCACCAGGCTGCCTGGAGCAACGTTGGTCGCTCGATGGTGGTTGTGGGCGGCGTGATCGCGGCTGGGCTCGGGCTCGCGGTCGGCAAGTTCGCCGACTTCGACGCGGCGATGTCGGCAGCCGCAGCAGCCACCGTGACGACGGGTGCGAAGCTCGAACAGCTCCGGGGACTCGCGCTCAAGATGGGCGCGGACACGCAGTACTCAGCGACCGAGGCAGCCGAGGGCATCACTGCCATGGGTAAGGCTGGTGTCTCGGCCAAGGACATCCTCGGTGGTGGCCTGAAGGGTGCGCTCGACCTCGCGGCTGCGGGGCAGCTCTCGGTGGCCGACTCGGCGGAGATCGCCGCGACTGCGATGACGCAGTTCGGGCTCGCGGGTTCCGACCTGCCCCACGTTGCCGACCTGTTTGCGGCTGCGGCCGGTAAGGCGCAGGGCTCAGTCAAGGACATCTCCGAGGCGATGAAGTTCGCTGGTCCCGAGGCTCGGGCGCTTGGCATCTCCATCGAGGAGACGACAGGCGTTATCGCCGAGTTCGCCTCCAAGGGCATCATCGGGTCGATGGCGGGCGAGTCGCTCCGAGGAATCCTGGTCTCGCTGACGTCACCGAGCGAGCTCGCCAAGAAGAAGATGGCGGAGCTCGGCATCAGCGTATATGACGCGAACGGCAAGTTCATCGGGCTCAGCGGTATCGCACAGCAGCTCCACGACAAGCTCGGTCCGCTCGACGAGGCGACCCGCAACGCCGCTATGGGGCAGATCTTCTCCAACGCCCAAATCACCCAGGCGCAGATCTTGTACGAGGGTGGCAGCGCAGCGGTCCAGGAGTGGACCGGAAAGGTCAACGATGCCGGGTTCGCAGCCGAGCAGGCAGCCAAGCTGACGGACAACCTCAAGGGCGACATCGAGCGGCTCGGAGGCTCGATCGACACCGCGCTGATCCAGACAGGCTCGAAGGCGAACGACACGCTGCGAGGGATGACGCAGGGGCTCAACGGCGTGGTCGACGGGTTCGGGAACCTCGCCCCGATCGTCCAGGAGAACATCATCAAGCTGGCAGCGGTCAGCTCGGGGCTGCTGCTGGTCGGAGGAGCAGCGCTGATCGCGGTGCCCAAGGTGCTCGCCTTCAAGACCGCTATCGAGGCAGCCAACATCTCGTTCGGCAAGTTCACCGGAGCGATGAAGGTGGCGGGTGCCTCGCTCGGGGTGATCGGGCTCGCCTACGCCTCGACCGAGATCCGCAACATGGCGGCTGCCAGCGCGGTAGGCACGCCGCCGATCGACAAGCTGGCAGCCTCGCTGCAGGCGGTCGGCGCTGGGGCGCAGTCGTCCGGAGACTTCGGGGCGCTTTTCGCTCGCGGGGCAGGCGTCTTCCGGAACAACTTCGAGGACGCGTCCAAGGCGCTCGACGACTTCGGAGCCAACGCCAACGCCGCTCTCAACTCGCACTGGTACGAGTCGCTGCTGGGCTCTGAGGGTGAAGCGAAGTCGGTGTTCTCGACTCGTATTGCCCAGATCGACAAAGCGCTCGCGGACCTCGTCTCCAGCGGGCACGGGGCTGAGGCAGCCGCAGCGGTCGACAAGCTCTCGCAGTCCATCGAGCAGTACGGGGGCTCTGCCGACCAGGTCAAGGGGCAGCTCACCCAGTACAACGCGGCAGTCAAGGAGGGTGGGGACGCGACGGGCGCAGCCAAAGCTCCAGTCACCGACCTGACTGCGGCAGCCGACGCGCAGCGAGCGGCGATGGACGCGCTGAACAACACCACGGACAAGTGGATCGAGACGATGAACGCGGTCAACAGTCCGGTGCTGTCGGCCCGGGACGCGGTCCGCCAGTGGGAAGCCTCGATCGACGCGGCGCAAGAGGCGCTCAAGGAGAATGGCAAGACCCTCGACGTCACTACCGACAAGGGGCGTAAGAACCAGGCAGCGCTCGACGACATGGCCAAGGCTGCTCTCAGCAACGTCGGGGCGATGCAGGCAAACGGGGCGAGCCAGGGGCAGCTCCAAGGAGCGCTCGACAGCTCGCGCATCCAGCTCTACAACACCGCTCGGCAGTTCGGCCTCAGCGAGACCGCTGCCCACGAGTATGTTGACCAGGTGCTGAAGATCCCGCCCAAGGCTTCCACGACAGCCGAGTTCAACGACGCCCAGGCTCGGGCGGAGGTGGCCTCCTTCCAAGCGTACGTCATGAAGCTCCACGGGACGACGGTCCCGGTGTATGCCTCGGTCGAGTCGGGCATCCGGCACGCTGCGGGTGGTCTTGTCACTGGTCCGGGGACGGGAACCTCGGACGACATCCCAGCTCGGCTCTCCAACCGCGAGTATGTCGTCAAGGCAACAGCGGTCGAGAAGTACGGCGTCCACTTCTTGGACCAGGTCAACTCGATGCGGTTCGCCAACGGTGGGTATGCTGCCTACGGTCCGGCAACCTCGGGCGTGTCTACTTCGTCCCTGTCCCTAGACGGTATGGAGATCACGGGCTCGCTCGCCATCGGTGGCGACGGGCTCGCCACCATCATCGACGGGCGGATCGTCCGAGCGGTTCAGGGAGCTCGGTCCGCGTCGGCTCGCAGCGGGAAGAGGCACTGATGGCGCTCGGTATCTCCACCACAGTCCTCACTATGGACCCTCCGGCCTCGACGTCGGTCGTCCTTACCGACGTCCCGCTCGGGCAGGAGTTCACGGTCCTCGGGAACTACAACAACGAGACCTGGCCCGTGCCGGGTGGCGTCGGGGTAGGGACGGGGGTCGGCACACAGATCGTTCTCAGCGACAACCGCACCGCGCTCAACGTGCCGTTCTACTACACGATGACGACGGGCGGCACGACCTACACCTCCAACTCGGTTACCGTGTCGAACCCGACGGACTACGTCCTGCAGGCGCTCGACCGTACCGTGATTGTCCCGTTTATCTGGCAGGACAACGGGCTGCCCCGCACCCCCACCATCCGCACTCGGGTGTACGACGTTCCGGGCAACCCACGACCCCCGTCGAGGTACGCCCCGGCAGGACTCGGCTCGATCACCATCATCGGAACTACCGACGTCAACAACTCACGGCTGATCCGGCAGCTCTTCGACCGCCCGATCGTTGTCCGCACCTCAGGCTGCGTCGGCGACTTCCCTGCGGTCGAGCTCGTCACCATCGTGGCTGCTCCCTCCGAGCTCCGGGGCGACGGCGAAGGTGCGACTACGATGCGGACGTGGCAGTTCGAGTGCATCTTCACGGGCGACCCCGAGCCCGGAGTCGTGGCAGTCGCGTTCGACTTCGATGACTTCGACACCATCTACACCGGGGTCGGTTTCACCGCTTTCGACGCTGCCTGGGCTGGCCAAGGGTTCGACGCGTTCGACCGTTACGACTGGGGTCAGCTCCTGTGATCCCTACCAACATCACCGCTCCTCCTCCGGTCAGCGGGGGCACCGGGTCGTTCGGCACGATGTTTGGTGACCCGGACGAGGTGCTGGCTGGCCACGCTGGTTGGGAGGTGGAGATCAACTCCTGGCTCGGGGGAACCGTTATCGGGGCCAACATCCCGATCATGTCTGGCCGTATCACCGCTGACGTCTCTCAGAACGTCCCTGAGCGCCTCTGGTTCCGTGTCCCTCCCCGTAGTCCTGTCAATGGCCGTTCGTTCTCCTGGTACCCCGGGGAGGACGTTGAACACCCACTCGCGGCGTATGGCCAGACCGTAACGGCTCAGATTAAGGTCACGGCAGCGCTCAACGGT